CAGGGTCACTTTCCAGCGCCGCATCAAAATCAGGGAAATAGGTCTGGAACTGGGCCAGTGCCTGCGCATAGATTGTTTCGAAGCTTAACGCTTCCACCACATCGGGCGCGGGCAAACGGGACAGATCGACCCCGGTAAAACTGTCTGATGCAATGGCCATGCGGCTGATGAAGCCGCGCCCCATGCTTTGTTGCACCCCCCCTTCCTTGTGATGCGGCGCACCACAAATTGCCGCACTGGCCCGCACGCATTGGCGCGCAATGGTGGGGCAAATTCAACCGGGATTGCGCGACATCACATGGACAGACTTTTTGAAGCGGCTGCTGCACATTTCTGGTGGATCATCGCCGGAATTTCCGGGCGGATGCTGTTCCACACGCGAGAGGCGCAGGCCGGAAACCGCCGGTTCTGGGGGCGCGAATTGCCGTTTGAACTGCTGGTGGCACTGGGAATGGGCCTGATCGGATATTCGCTGTGTTCGTGGTTCGAACTGGTTGGCCCGGTGGCCGCCGGGGTGATCAGCGCCGTTGCCTATCTGGGGCCGCGCGCCATCGACACGATGTTTGACCGCGCACTGGAAGCTGGCGGCAATTTCTTTGGCAAGGGGAAGGGCAAGTGACCAGGCTGACCCCGCATTTCCAACTGTCCGAATTCACCAGCAGCCAGACTGCCCTGCGCCGTGGGCTGGACAATACGCCCCCGCCTGAAGTGATCGGCAATCTCAAGAATTTGTGTGAATATGTGCTGGAACCCGTGCGCAAACATTTTGGTGCGCCGGTGATTATCAGTTCCGGCTATCGTTCCCCGGCTGTCAATCGCGCAGTGCGTGGGTCTGCCAGCAGCCAGCATTGCATGGGGCAGGCCGCAGACTTTGAAATCCCCGGCATTTCCAATGTCGATATTGCGGAATGGATACGCGACTGGCTGACTTTCGATCAGCTGATCCTGGAATTCTATACGCCCGGCGTGCCAGACAGCGGGTGGGTCCATGTCAGCTGGCGAATGCCATTGCGCAGGCAGGCGTTGACTGCGGCACGCCTGGCGCGCGGGAAAACACAATATTTTGCCGGGATCGTGGCATGACGCGGGAAAGCCGCATCTCGCCCTTTGTGCGGCCTGCACTGCTGTTCACCGTGGCGATGGCCTGTTTCGGCGTGGCCTTTCTGGCCGGGGCCATTGAACTGGTAAAACCGGGCTTGGGCATCCGCTTTGGCAATGCGGTGACGCAGGTGATGCGCAACGTGCCCGATGGATATCTGCAATTGTTCGGCCTGATGTTTTCCACCTATGCGCTGGGAAAAAGCGGCGAACGCATTGTGAAGGCGCATTCCAGCGCCAAAAATGATCCGGCCAAATCGGACGGTGACAATATTCTGGCCGCGCTGGACAAGGCGAAAGAACGATGAACCCTGTGGCCATCTGGAACGCGCTGATCGGACTGCCGCGATGGGCGCATCTGCTGATGGGGGCGGTGGCGCTGGCCGGGGCGGCGCTGCTGTGGTTGCAGTTCCATGACCGTGGCGTGGTAAAAAAACATGAAGCCGGTGTTTCTGCCCAGGTGGCTGAAACCGTTACCCATGCCGATCGAACCGCCATTTCCGCTGATCAGGAACGCGCCAGACAGCGCGCCACCGACAGTGCCGAAACCAAGGGAGCCATTGCCAATGCCCAAGCCAAGCACCCCGATGAAGTGCGCCGCGCTGCTGGCCCTGCCACCAATGCTGCTGCTGACAGCCTGCGGAAACGAACGGGTCAGGATCGCGGCCCCGCCCGCTGAATGGACTGATCCCGTAACCTGGCCGGAAATCCCGGCAGGTGAAGCACTATGCGCTGATGAAGGTGGGGCGATGGAACCCTGCCTGTCTGACCGGGAAACGGCGGGCCTGCTGGGCGCGCTGGGTGACGCGCTGGATGCAGCCAATGGCCAGCTGCTGAAGCTGAAAGACTGGTTCGTTGCGGCAGGCGCGGAACCGCAGGACTAAATTATGCCCGCAACCTTCACCTTCCAACGCGGCGAACCCATCATCATTGACCTGGTGATTGATGATGCAGGCTCCATCGATCCCGTCAATGTGACGGTGGCGATGCGCCTGAAGAAAGGGACGCGTCCCCCGCCACAATCAGACCCTGCCATTGCCGAATTCGTTCTGGCCTATGTTCCCGCCAGCGGCAGTGACATGGCGTATTGGCGCGGCACCATTGCCGATTCATCGGCTATCGATCCGGGCGATTATGTTACCGATGCTGTGCTGTCACTGGATGATGCGGTGATCGCCATCACCGATCCGGTGCGGGTGCAGATACGCGGAAGCGTGACCCCGGCATGAGTGTGATGCAGCTTTCTTTCCGGCAGGGGCCGCCCCCCATCGCCCTGTTCTGGCGCGGGCCGCAGCGCGGCGAATATCGCGCCATTCCGCGCGATGCGACCGGGGCCATCGCCGCCATTATCGGGCCGCGTGGTGCATCCGGGCCAGCAGGCAATGGCGCGGCGCATGATCAGACCTTCAGCGCCGCAGCCAGCTGGACGGTGAACCACAATCTGGGCCGCCGCCCTGCCGCCGTGCGGGTGCTGTCCGATGGCGGGATTGAGGTGATCGCAGAGATCATCGAAATTTCGACCAACCAACTGATTGTTCAATTTGCAGTGCCGCAATCTGGCCGCTGCGTGGTTTTATGAAGAGGTGAAACATGGGTAAATCTGTTCTGTCCGATCTGGATTTCGGCAATTCGGCACGGGTCACAAACCTGCCAGAACCCGCCAATGCGCAGGATGCCGCGACCAAGAATTATGTTGACAGCGCGGTGGAAGGGATCGCGTGGAAGGACAGCGTGCGTGTGCATGCACAGGCCAATGTCAATCTGGCGGCACCGGGTGCGGCGATTGATGGCGTGAATATGGCGGTGAATGATCGCTTTTGCGCACCGGCGCAGACGGCCACAGAAGAAAACGGTATCTATATCTGGAACGGGGCTGCGGTGCCCGCCACGCGGGCGGGTGATGCCAGCACCGCAGAGGAACTGGAACAGGCCGTGTTCACTGTGGAGGAAGGCACATCTGCCGGGGCGACATTCCGCCAGACGGCGGTCAATTTCATTCTGGATACAGATCCTGTGGCCTTCACCAGTTTCGGCACAGCAGCTGGCGCAGCATCAGAAGGCAGCGCAGGCACCGCCGAACTGGCAACGCAGGCGGAAGTGGATACCGGAACGGATGATGCGCGCATCGTCACCCCGTTGAAGCTGGCCAATTGGGCAGGCCGCAAACGCAAGGCAACCGCCACCATTGGCGATGGTGCGGCGACCAGTTTCAACCTGGACCATAATTTCAGCAGCCGCGATGTGAGCGTGGAAGTTTACAAGAATTCGGGCAATTATGATTCCGTTCTGGTGGATGTGACCCGGCCAAGCGTGAACCGCGTGACATTGACCTTTGCCGCAGCACCGGCGCTGAATTCTTACAATGTGGTGGTGATCGGCTGATATGGCCAGCCAGTTCCTGTTTCCCGATAGTCTGCTTTCACCTGGTGGGTGGACGGGGGATTACAGCGATCTGGACGAGGTTGCGGCATCCGATGCCGACTTTGTGTATTCAAAGGACAGGCCCAATGGTTCGGCCATCGAAATTGGTCTGTCCAACCCGGCCAGCACGCCGGGCGGTGGGTTGGTGACGCTGAATTACCGCCATGCCCAGGTGCAATCCGGGGTGATCGATGGCGGCGGTTCAGCAACCACTTTGGATGTCAGCCTGTACCAAGGTGGAACGCTGATTGCATCCGATGTTCAACAGGCACCGGGCGGTGCTTGGGCAACGCGCAGCTGGCAATTTGATCCGGCGGCGGTGACAGACTGGACCGACCTGATATTCATTGCGTCTGCGGATGGTGGTGGTGGCGGACCCAGCAGTCGGCGCGGCGTTGCATTGTCATGGATCAGGATGGAAATTCCCGGCGCAGAGACAATCTATATAGGTGCAGCGGGGCAGGCCGCACGTTATCTGGGCGCGCGCGCTTCTGCCGATCTGTATCTGGGGGAAAAGGCCATCTGGCCCTGATCCTGCACCGCCATCAATCGCCCGCCAGATGGGCGATCACTGTATCCAGCAGCTGCGATCTGTCCTTCGCCGTCATGCCCAGCAATTCGCGCCGTTCATATCGGGTTTCCCGTGCATGGCGGGCTGGCCTGTCCCGCAGGCCGAACTGGTGAACAGATGCCACTGCGGCAACCCGCCCGGCAAAGCCAATCCATGCTTCATGATCGTTCTGGCCAGTGTGCAAAATGCCGCTGCGCCGGATCTTGCGAAACATGGCCCGGTCCCGCACGCGGCGGCGATTCCTGATCTTGCCGCCACCGGCATTGTCTTCTTCCGGGTCAACGCGCAGCCATTTGATCACCTTGTCAAATTCAAAGCTGCGCAATCCGCGCGCTTCCCGGTCATACCCGGTGAAGATTGGCCCCTGTTTCACCCAGCTTTTCATAAAGACCAGGCGCGGCGGTCCACTGCCGCCCGATGGATAGAGGAATTTGACCGCGTAATTGCCCGGTACAGGTTCCGTGGGTGGTTTGCGCGCGGCAAAGCCAGACCCATCCGGGTTGCGTTGCGCCGCGATGCGTTGCTGGTTGGACCGGCGCATGGTGGTGGCCACCTGCCGGAACAGGCGGCGGCGCGCGGGTGCATCCAGCGATTTCAGCATCCCGCCAACGAAACTTTCCAGTTCTGCCAGATCGCCAGTTTCGGCGCGGGCCATGCCTTAACCCCCTTCGTACCCGGCCAGCAATTCCTTCAACGGGCCGCCGGGGGCGTAAATCTGGCGCAGCAGGGCCACGGGATCAGTCATGGGTTCCAGATCGGGCATGGGCGGTTCAGCGCGAAAGCTGGCCTGATAGCGGTCTGCATCATCGGCCAGAATGTCAATTGCCTCACTCAATGGCAGGGAAATCTGCACATCCACCGCCTGATTATCCACCGGGTCCACTTCAAAAGTAATGCCATCCACCCCGGTCTGATGGTTCTGGATCAATTCGCGCTGGTTGGCGCGTATCCACAGCGCCAGCGGCAGCATGATCTGGGCGGGGTCACCGCGATAATTCAGCAGCACAATGTCCACTGTGTATCGATATTCAAAGCCCAGATTGTCCCCATCGCGCAGGGCCAGCGTGCCCTTGGTCACATACAGCGCCAGCGCATCTGGTTCGCGCGCCAGTTCGGGCAGGGCCGCGGTCAAATGGGTGCGCAGGCTGGCCGGTTTCTGCATCAGATCAATCCCACAGCTTTATGATATCGCGTTCCGGGGTGAATGCCTGTGGCAGAACGGGCAGGGTGATCACCTGCCCTTCCACCAGAATTGGCCCCTGATCGGCCAGATCACGGTTCAGTTCCAATGCCTGTTCCACAATCCCTTCTGTCCGCCCCATCACGCGCCAGCACAGCGCATCCAGCGTTTCATTCTGGTGGGCAGTGGCGGTAAAGGTGGCGGCCATCAGATCAGTTCAACCGCAGTGCGGCCAACGCCCTTGATATCACGGATGGCATGGATGGCGTTACGGCGATGATCCTCTGCGCTCATGTCCAGCACTTCAGACCGGGTCTGGCCAGTGCCGGTGGCGGTCAAATCACCATGCGTTTCCCGCAAATCTGCCGTGGCGTAAGAATAGATGGCGCGCCGCCACAGATGGACTAGGCGGCTTTCCCCGCCAATCTGATCGGCCGGCACATCTGCCAGCGCCGCATAGGTGGCCAGTTCCTGCGCCGCACGCCACAGGGCCAGATCGCCATCCACGGCCAGAACCGCGCCCAGCAATGATTGTTTCACCCGATCATCAGGGATCAGCGTGCCGCCGATCCGCTGTGCATCGCGGAAATGGTTCACATCCACATCGGGCCAGAACGGCCCGCAGGAAAGCACTGTGCCTGGCGCAGTGGCATCTGGGGTGGGGGAGGATATGAAGCCAGCCATCAGCTATCCAGCCAGTACAGTTTCTGCTGTTCTGTCAGTTCGATAGCGTCATGGTCATCGAATGCAGCATAGCGGGTGTATCCGGGCGGCATTTTGGCGATGTTCACCTTGTCGATTTCCGTCAGTTCGATGGCGATAGGCTGGCCCGGTTCGACTTCGTACCATGTGCTTCCGACCTTCACCCGCATTTGATCCTCCTGAAGAAAGTGGGGGGTGGGGATCGGGATCATCGGCGTGGGCGAACCTGCCTTGATCCGTCACCGCCCCCCGGCGCCGGTGGGCGAGCTGATTATTCTTCTTCGTCCGTCACTTCGCCTTCCTGGGCGGAAGGCGGATTCTTGTTCATCCATGAAACCAGGCGTTCAATTTCCTTTTTCACGCCGATTTTCGGGGCCAGCGCCAATGCGCGGCGCAGCGATTCCAGCGCCTGTGTACGGGCATGGCGCTGGGCACCGGCCACGGCGGTTTCGCCTTTGTCAGCCTCGGCATCAGCTTCACGGATCAATTGCAGGCCAATGGCCTTGTGCAGTTTGGCGCGGGCCACATCGGGCATATCAAATGGTTCGGTCAGCTGGGCGGTGCGCAGCAATGTTTGCAGGTCATAATCCTGATCCTGGCCAATCGCGGCAAGGGCCGCAGTGGCGATTTCTTCTGCCACCACGCAGGCGGGTGTTCGCTGGAACCGTTCGGGCATCCGCAGGCCAAAGCGCAAAACATGTTCGGCAATGTCCAGCGCAGTGACAGTGGCCCCAATAT